TTACCGTTACGGATCTGTTCGTTGATGGTTTCAACTGCCTTGATAATTTCGTGTCTAGGATAGATACGCTCATTTGCATTTTTCTTGTCGCCTTCAATGCAAATGCCTTTGAGATAGAGGTGCTTCTTGCCGCCAACATCAGCTTCTTCCAAAACTTGGATGTTGGCTTGGCTAAAAGTAAGATCTTCTCTTAGGTATCTTGATGACATTTAATTAACCCTTACGACCGCTTGGTAGTGGGCTCTTTGTGTTCACGCCTGATGCTTGGCCCAAATGTGGCTTGGTAGCAGGCTTGAGATCTTGTGTTGACTGAGCAGGTGTGTTGCCCACTTTGCCAATCAAGTCTTTGGTTGAGTTGCGATAAGCAGGGGTGTCATGATGACCACCTTCGCTTGCGCCTGTGTGTACTGGCTTGCTGGCCATACCAGTTGCGCCTGAGTTAAATGCCACAGGACCTGCTTTGCCATTGCCTTGTTCAGCAGTGACTGGCTTTGGAGCAGCTTTCAAGCTGATAGCTTCCATCATGCCTGGTTCCATTTCGCCAGTGTCGTCCATTTCAATAGCGTCGCCGCCTTCATCAGGACCAAAACCGTCGCCGTCGACCATGCCCATGTCGTCACCGCCCATGGCAGCTTCAAACTCGGCCATCAACTGGTCCAGTTTGTCTTCTAAATTCATAATGTCGTCTTTGGTAGCAGTTTCATCACTGCCGCCTTCGCTACCACCAAACTCGTCGTGATCAGCTTCTAAATCACCAGTTAGGTCGTCGCCAGCTTCTTCAGCTTCGTCGTCAAATTCAGCATCAGCGTTATCTTCGCTTTCCATGCTCATTTCTTCTTCGGTTTCGACGTTGTCAATGAGGTCTCCGGCTGCACCGCCGTCTGCGCCCATCATGCCTTCTTCAAGGTCTTCTTCTTCGGCTTCGTCTAGTTCTTCTTCGGCTTCTTCAGCCATTAAGTTTTCATAGATAGCACGACTTTTTTCCACAACAATGTCGTGAAAAAGTTCGCGGGCTTTTTGTTCTTCGTCATTAATGACGTATTCGATTAGTTGTTCGAAACGGTTCATATTGGGTAAACTCCTATAGGTAAAGTGTGCTGTTATTTAATATAACAGTCAAAAACTATAGTGTTTAACCCTCAAAACGGCTGTTTTTTCTCGCCGACTGATTAGGCTAAGGGTTGTGCTGGGGGTTGATACTGTTTGCGTATCAGTTTGAGTTTGTCTTTGAATTCTACCGAACGAATGTCGTTCATTTTGCGCAGTTTGTTTAGTTGACGCAATGTAAGACGAGTCTTGCGCAGGTCGCTGAGTTGCAATTGACTGTTGTCTTGACTCAGGTCCTGATAGGCTTGAGGCTGTTGATTGTAGATTTCTGTCAGTAGCATGTTGTTATTTATAACGTTCCTGGTGCGCCGGGGCCAGCAGCTGGAGGCGCTGCTCCGGGTCCTGTCATGCCTGCTGCGCCTTCTGCGCCTGGTTGATTCATGGCTGCCATCTCGTCTCCCATAGCAATGTCAGATTCCATACCACCTGGTGTTACGCCCACAGCTCGTAAGTCGCTACCGGCCACAGGAGGTGCATCAACGTCATCATGTTCTTCACGCCACATTTCTTCGTTCTTCTGAATTTCATCTTCAGTCAATCCCAAGAAACGTTCCAGCATAAAACGCTTGCTCATGTAAGGCAACTGTTCTAGTGCAGTAAATGACGTTATTCTGGTGTTATCTAATTCGCTTTGACGATAACTTGCAAAGTTTTGTGGCGCATTAAACTTGATGTTGAACAGGCTAGAGTCAATGTTAAACCCGCGCCATTTTAAGAACATCTTGAATTCATCGTCCAATTTCTGCACAATTAGTGCTTGCAAACGCTCACAATACTGGTTGAATCTGTACTCTTGAATAAGGGCTGTGCCTACTTTTCCGTCGCTTGTTACACGGTCTGAGTCGTCTGGACCAGTGGGCAAATAGCTGGATGGCACACGCAAGCCACGAGCCATTTTGTTATTAAAGTACTTTAAATCGTCAATTTCGCCTAGGTTCTGACCGCCTGGCAATGTTTCAACTGATGAGCCACGACCGTCTTGACCTTGCGGAAAGAAGTAGTCTTCACCCACTGAAAGTGGGTTGTAAGATGCATCCATCATGTTGTTGCCGCCACCTGTTACTGTGGGGATTCTGCGTTGATGCATTTCGTTTTTCACACGTTCCACAAACTGCATGGCCAAGTGTGAAGGCATGTTGCCCACGTCAATTTTGAAGATTCGTCGCTCTGGAGCACGTTGCACACGATAGATCAAAATAGAATCTTCTAGCAATTGCTTTTGTTTGAACACCATGTAGATGTTTTCCAATATGCTTTTGCCAAATGGCCAAAACACATCCAGGCCTTCATTCAAGCTCATATGCACCACATGCTTGGCGTCCAAACAAACTTCGTTCATGGCTGTCATGAACCTTGAATTTCCTGTTCCGCCGCCTGTGCCGCCGTTGGGCATGGTATAGTTAGAGCTGCCAGAAATTGACCCAGTAACAGGATTGGTCATGTAGTCTGTGGTAGTCTTTGCTGCCACAGTCATGTTTTGGAAGTTGGGGTTGATGTCACGGATCACATACTGTTCAGGACGTTTGCCTTCTGATTCGTTCACAATCACACGGGCCAACTTGCTCATGTCCACCCACATCATTTCAAATGTTTCTGGATCACGCACAAAGATTTGGTCGCCATACTTGATGGTGTTGCGGAACAGTTTGAATATGCGCTGGTCTAACTTGTTCAGTTTCACCCACTGCTTCATCTGCTTGCGGATGATTTCAATTTCGTGATCGGTAGGCTTGTCTTGGTAGTCAATGTCAAATGGCGTGCCGTTTTGTTCGTTTAGCTGTGTGGAGAACTCTGCAATAATGTCCAAGCAGGCGTTGATTTCTGAGTCCATGTCCATGTTCTCATACTGGTTGTAACGCTCAATACGATTGGGGTGTCCTGAGTAAACTTCAGGCAGTCTGCTGGCATAATTTCGAAACACAAAATCGTTTGTGTTGTTGCCTGTTCCGCCGTCGTTTTTGCCATATCCAGGAAATCCAAACTGGTTGGTGCCTGATATAGGACTCATCACTCCAGAAGTGTCTGCTACTTTGAAGTATTTTTTCCAGCCGGGTTTGTTTTGTTCTGCCATGGTTGTTTATTTACCGTTAGTTCTGTGTGTAACGCAACATTTTTTCGCTGGCCCCAGCAGCCGCAGCATTGGTTCTGCTGATTTCTTTTAGTGTAGCCAGCATTTCAGCGTCCAATGGATTCTCTGTTTGCTGTTGAGCAATCATCTTAGCAAAGAAATCTTCGTAGAATGTTTTCATCATATCAGCAAACTCAGTTCTAGTTTGAGCAATTGCTTCGCTGCTGTCTTTCTTGGTGTCAATCAGTTCCTTGATTCGTCCAGCAAGTGCATCAGCTACTGTGTCTGAACCTACCATCTCGGACATTCCTCTTGTTCCAATTTTAGCTTGGCCTAAATCATAGTTCATCAACATGCCTGATTGCACAATTTCTTTCCAGAGTTTTGGATCAGTGATCATCTGTGTGGATTTGTCGTATGCTCCTAGTTTGCCAGCAATTTTTTCCAATATTGCCAGATCAGTGGACATTGGACCCATGGTATAACCTTTGAGCTCGTTGTATCCTCCACCAAGACTGTCAATATCTTTACTGTTTATATGAACTGGGAGTTTTCCATCCTTAAGTGGAATTACTGCTTCATCCTGGCCACCTTCGCCAATCACTGCACGGGTACCTCCTGGTCTAGCCGGTACTATACCTCCATCTGCTAACTGAATATCGCCGCCTTCGTTTTTGGCCACACTAAAGTGCATAGCATCTTTTACTGAAGTCCAATTGCCTCCCCATCCCAATCCCATTTGTTTTGCCACACTGGCAACATTTGCTGGCATATCTGTAACCAGTTTAGAACCAAAAGGATTAGCACTTGGATTAATATCAATGGCGGCACCGTGAGCATGAACACTTTTTACTCCTGGTTGTCCCCGGACGTCACGATCAACGTATCCGCCAAGAGAGTTGATTGCATATCCCTGACCATCGAGCCAATCAACTAACCCTTGAAATCTTGGTGCGTATTTTT